TCCAAACATTCTGACGATTGTAATACCCATATCCCAAAGCATTTGGTTTTTTGTTACCACGCTTTTGTTTTACAGGCTTTGACGTAATAATTTTTTCAGGCTTTGGTTTTGAGTATATATCTCTATATATTGGATCTCCAAACGGAGTGTATGATTTTATATCGTCCTTAAAAATAGGATCTCCAAATTCTGTGAAAGAAATTGGTTTCTGCTTTGGTCTTACCTTTGGTCTGAGAGATTTATCAATGTTATCGGTCGCAGTGCTCTTCTTACTCGGAGAAGACTTGGCACTCACAAGCGTCGTGTCACCAAGATCATCTAAAGTTATACCCTTCTTCTTCATGT